GCGGCCCGTCAGCAACCTTTTTTGCAGGCCGGTCAAGAAGCGTTGAACAAGCTCATTCCGTTGTCAAACTACCAGAAGTTTGGCATGGATCAGTTCCAGCAAGACCCTGGTTACGCCTTCCGAATGTCCGAGGGCATGAAGGGGCTGGAACGGTCGGCCGCGGCCCGTGGCGGCTTGCTGTCGGGCGCAACGCTGAAGGGCATCCAGCGATACGGCCAAGACCTTGGATCGCAAGAGTACCAGAACGCTTTTAACCGCTACCAGTCCGAGCGGTCAGCACAACTGAACCCGCTGCAATCACTGGCTGGCGTCGGTCAGACTACGGCCAACACGCTGGGTGGGTACGGGCAGAGCTACGCTAACCAGGCCAATCAACTCGGCATGACCAACGCCGCCAATCAAGGCAACTTGGCGCTTGGTATGGGCAACATTCGTGCAAGCCAATACGGCACCGCAGGCAGCGCATTGAACACGGCGCTCAACACTGACTTTAACGCTCTTGGCCGAAGATTCGGCTACGGTGGTGGGGGGATGCAGGCTGGGGGCCAGATTAACCCGGTGTCTGGCGAATACATGGGCTCGCTTGAGTTCTAAGGAAAAATCATGGCTGGACTTATCGATGTCGGAATCCTAAAGCCTGAACTGGCTGGCTCGTTTGCAGCCGGTTATCGGGGCGCTGAAGAACAGCGCAACGCGCTTGCCCAAAGGCAGCAGCAATCCGCGCAAGCAGAGCAGCAGCTTGCCAGTGGTCGTCAAAGGTTGCAGATGGACGAGATGACCATGCAACGGATGCAAGAGGACCGCGCCGCATTGACAGGCTTGCGAGCTAGGCTTCGCGCTGCGGGTCAAAGCGACGACCCAAAGGTGTTTTTTAGGGTACTGGCCGAGAGTGACGACCCTAACGTCATGATGAAGGGCATTGAGGGCTTGCGGCGTTATCAGGCTCTTGAGGCGTATGACCGCGAGTTTGGCCCCGGCGCTATGGCTGCGCCTGCTATGCCAAAGTCTGTGCCCGGTGCTATGGCTGCGCCTAGCACACCTGCCGAGCCTGAAACCGGCATTGATAGTTACGGCAAACCATACGAAGCCGCCAGACCGAACGCAATTGCGCCGCCCGCTGGGGTCATGCGCGGAATTGCGCCTGGCGGCGGTATGGGTGCGGAAATGCCTCTTGCACAAGCCAACACCCTTGCACCCCCTGCCGCTGCGCCTGTCAACGCAATGCTTGCAGCACAGCCTGCTGCGACTGCGCCAAACATAGACGCTCTTAGAAGGCAATACAGCATGGCCGTTGCTGCTGGCAGGTCAGACGCGCCAGTGCTGCTCAAACAGATTGAGGCTGCGTTGCGTGGCGACCAAAACAAACCAATGGCGGTTTCACCTGGGCAGGTGGTCATTGACCCTAGAACGGGTCAGCAGGTGTTTGCCGCGCCGGGTAAAACTACGCTGTCGGATCGTTTTGTGCCTGTGGGAAGGTTAGTGTTTGACCGCGAAACGCAGCAGTACATTTCTCCGTCGCAAGCTCAGTTGGCGCAGTCGCAAGAGCGCGCGCCTTCGGCGGCGCCGGGCGGCAAAGCTCCTGCCGGGTATCGCTTTACGCCTACAGGCGATTTGGAGCCTATCCCCGGCGGCCCAGCGGCTCGGGCAGCGGAAGTTAAGCCACTGACGCCCGCGCAAGAAATTAAGCGTCGGGATACGCTTGGCAAAGAGTTTAAGATCGCCCAAGGCGCTTTGCAAACCACGCAAGATGTTCTTGACTCAATTGCGTTTGTCAAATCTGAACCGGGGTTGTCCCGCGCAACAGGTTTTACGGGTATGTTGCCTTCGTTTTCGGAAGGTAAAGCTGCATCGGCTGAAACGCGGCTTGCCAACCTGCGGGGAAAAATTACGGCTTTGGGCAAAGCCGCTGCGGCGTCTACCGGCGCTATTGGATCAATCGCTAACCAAGAGTGGAAAATTCTCGCTGATCAGATTGCGGCTATTGACCCTGTAAAAGGCACCGGCCCGCTTTTAGGTCAATTAGATTTAGTCGAGGAACAAGCAAAAGGCGCGTTGACGCGTATTCAAGAAGCGTATCAACGGCAGTTCGGCGAAGATTTTGAGAGATTTCCGCAATTTTCCAATCTGCCGCCACCTAAGTCATCGTTTAAATCTGGCGGCGGCGCAAAACCCGCCGCGCCTGCCGCACCCAACATTGACGCGCTTCTTAAAAAGTACAACTAAATATGGCAACACTTGAACAACTCAGCGCAGCGTTGGTCAAGGCTGACGCTGCGGGCAACACCGCAGATGCCAAAGCATTTGCCGACGCTATTCGGCAGATGCAATCGGCGGCACCAAGCGGCATTCCAAGCGGTCGCCGAGGCGTTGATCAGATACCAGGCTATGGTGGCCCCGTGCCTGCTGCTCAACCCGCGCAGGCGCCGTTGGGCAAACGCGCAATTGAGTTTGCCGAACCTACGGTAGAAGCCTTGGCTTCAGTAGGCGGCGCTGCGCTTGGCACTCCGCTTGGCCCTTTGGGCACGGTGGGCGGCGCTGGCTTGGGCTACGGTCTTGCCAAAGGCGGCACGCGGGCGCTTAAAACCGCTTTAGGGTATGAAACCCCACAAACCGCAACTGACGCGCTTGTAACGGGCGCTAAGGACGTGCTTACCGGCTCTACGATGGAAGCCGCAGGGCGCGGCGTCATCGCGCCGGTAATTGGTAAAGGGATGGAGTACGCCAGCAAAGTTAAAAACATCAAGCTGGACACCTATCTTAAAGCTATTGGCAATAAGGGTGAGGACATCGTAAACGCTTTGCGTGGGCGTCAGTCAGCCGTCCCTGGCGCGGCGCCAACCGCAGGCGAAGTTGCGGCGCCGGCCGGCAGCACTGGATTTTCTACGCTACAAGCTAGAGCGTTAGAAGTCCCCGCTATGTCCGACGCTTACGGAGGTATGGCCGCGCAGACTAACGTAGCCCGCACAGCGCAAGAGGGCCGCGTGCAGTCGCGGGCGCAAGGTATTGTGGATAGGCTCAAGGCTAAGATTGGCCGAGGAATAGCTAACGTACCCCCAGAAGACTCTGGTCGCGCCTTGACTGCTATTGCCGAAGCCGAAAAGCAATCCGTGAAAAAAGGCGTCATTGAACCGGCGTACAAAGCCGCGTTTGACGTTGCGGGCGACGCCAAAATTAATGTCGGCAACGTGATTGACGAGGCCGAGTCTATTCTTGGCCGCAAGCTGTCCACGTTTGACCCTAGCACGGCCCCGGCCACCGTGTCTAAGTTGCTGTCGTTGCAGCCTAAAGCGCCCGAAGCCGCACCGCTAGGTAAAGGTCTGGTATCGGGCAAGCTGAAGCAGGCTGCACCGCAAGCGGCGGCGCCCGAAGTGACGTTGCAGCAACTCGACGATGTACGCAAGGCCATCAACGCTGACATTGCCGCCGCCAAAACGTCCAACGACCCCGCCGCCGCTACGACGCTGCGAAACTTGGGCCGCTTGCACAAACAGATTGACGAAGCCGTTGCGGGCAGCACAACGCTAACCGACGAAGCCAAACAGGCTTATGGAAATGCACTTAGCTTGTACCGCACCGAGTACGCGCCTCGTTTTAAAACCGGCGTTAATGCCGACTTGTTTAAAACGACATCGGGTAACGAGGGCAAGATTAAACCTGAAGATGTTGTTAAAAAATACTTCCAGCCCAACGGCGTAAGCGAGGCAGAGCAGTTCTTGTCCATGTTTGGCAAGAACCCCGACGCGCTGCGGATTGCGCGGTCAGGCATAGAAGACTTGTACTTGCGCGAAGCGGGCGCAAGCATCACCCCCGAGGCAAGCGCTGCGTTCTTGCGTAAGTACGCAGACCCTATCCGTGTGCTGGACAACGCAGGCGTCAACGTCACTCAGCGCTTGAACATTGTGGCAAAAGACGCTGCGCGGCTAGCAAAGGTGCAAGAGATTGCTGAAGCCAGTAAAAACAAACTGGCACCGTCGCTGCCGCCTGGTTCGAACGCGTTGGCGGTTGACAAACGAATTGCTGAGTTGACCAAAGGGCTTACGCCCCAGCAACTGTCTCACGTAAACGCGGTCCGTGATGACTTGCTGCGTGAAGGTGAGTATCAACGCCTTGTTGACTTGGGTGCTAAGTCTGACATTAGAGTGCGCGGGCTTGGGACTGAAACGGGTCGGGAATTAGGTCTGCCGTTGCCTAGTTTTTTGAACAACACAATCACGCTGTTCAACAACGTGTTTAAGCGGTTGGCTCTTAGACTGGACGACAAAATTGCGATGGAAATTGCCCGAGAAATGACTAGCCCGGCAAAAGCTGCCGACATGGTTGAAGCGGCTATGGCGCTGAGCCGTAACCGTGAGCTGAGCCAGATGCCTGAGTTCTATGGCCGCGCCGCCGCGCAGTTCGGCAACGAATTAGCTCGTCGTGCTGAACCCGCTCCTCGTTCTAACGCCCTTGCACCTTGATCATGGACTACCAGACCCTTTTCAACATCGCCGTTGCTGTCGCTGGGTTCCTTGGCGGCTGGACGCTCAACCGCATCTACCAAGCCATTGACCGCCTCGACAGCGATGTGCGCCAGATGCCCATGAGCTACGTCAACCGAAATGACTACCGCAGCGACGTAAACGAGATCAAGAACATGCTTGGCAAAATCTTCGACAAACTTGACGGAAAGGCTGACAAATAATGGCTGACGAATCCGCAAAAGGCGCGTTGATTGAGAAGTTGACGTTCGCCGTCCTACCGCTGCTCTTTACCTGCGTGGTCTATCTCATGTCTGCGCTGGCAAATTTAAGCCACGAGGTCACTATCCTCAACAGCAAGATCAGTCTTGTGGTCACATCGGACAACAAGCAGGCGACAAACACCGGCGCAGAACTGGCCCGTGAGCGCCTGCGCCAAGACCTGTCAATTGAGATTCAGAAGAACCGCGACGACATCCAGCACAACCGCCAAGACATCGCAATCATCAAAAACCAACTGGAGAAGAAGTGATGGACTGGCTCAAACAGATCGCACCCACTATCGCCACTGCGCTTGGTGGCCCATTGGCCGGTATGGCCGTGTCTGCCATCTCCAAAGCCATTGGCGTGGACGAAAACAAAGTCCAAGACATGATCTCCAGCAACAAGCTGTCAGCCGAGCAGATTGCACAGGTCAAGATGGCCGAGATTGAGCTGCAAAAGCAGGCGCAAGAGCTTGGCCTCAACTTTGAGAAGCTAGAGGTCGAGGATCGCAAGAGCGCCAGAGAGATGCAGGCAACCACGCGCTCCATGATGCCGCCCATCTTGGCTGGCGCAGTCACGCTGGGCTTCTTCGGCATCATGGTGATGATGTTCTTCAACCAGATCGACAGCAGCAACCCGGCCATTCTGATGATGCTGGGCAGTCTTGGAACGGCGTGGACGGGCATCATCGCCTACTACTTCGGCTCGTCTGCTGGCTCTCAGGCCAAGACCGATCTGCTATCAAAGGCTGCAAAATGAGACACAACTGGGACGAAGCGCTTCTGCACATCCTCAAGTACGAAGGTGGTTACGTCAACCATCCGTCTGACCCAGGCGGCATGACCAATCTAGGGGTGACCAAACGTGTCTGGGAAGAATGGACTGGCAAGCCTGCCACCGAGGCCGACATGCGAGCCCTCACCCCTGAGATGGTTGGCCCTCTCTACAAGACGCGCTACTGGGACGCTGTGCGAGGGGACGATCTTCCTAGCGGGGTCGATCTGTGCGTGTTCGATGCTGCTGTCAATGCTGGCGTTGGTCGCGCTAGTAAATTTCTACAGCAAGCTGTTGGAGTGAACGCTGACGGGCAGATCGGCCCCAAGACGCTTGCAGCCATCACAGCCAAGCCAGCGGACGATGTGATCGAGGAGTTCTGCGCTCTGCGCGAGGCTCACTACAAGAGCCTGTCCACCTTTGCCACGTTCGGCAAAGGCTGGATGCGTCGGTTGGGCTCGGTAGAGGCCGAGTCCAAGACGCTAACGGCGTAACAGGGCTCTGTAAGCCTCAATCGCTGTCTTGAGGTCTTGCTGTAGGTGCAGAATCTCGTTGTACGCCTCTGCCGCGAACTTGGCTAGGTTCTCTTGCTGCCAGGTTGCAAAGTCTGGCCCCGCCGTGAGACTTTGTCGGGACGCATCGTTCCTCTGTGGTGAACCTGTGGTCATTGCCGCACGTCCTTGATCTCTGGACGCAGCCGTCCGTTTGCTTGGTCAATCTTACTGTTGTCCAGACTCCGCAGATCGGGCATTTCATTAAGTGGCCTCCAGCCGAATTTTCGCCATGTCGCTTGAATGTTTGTCTCTGCTGCAGACACGTACTTGAAGTTGGGGTCTAGGATACGAGCTTTCATTTAACCGCCTCTTTCATAAGTTCAACTCGCTCACGCGCCGCCCGCAGCATGGTGTAACGCTGGTGCAGGCGCTCCAAGAACGTCACGCGGCGGGCGCCGAAGCGCTCCTCTGTCAGCATCTGCAAGACCTGCTCCTCACTGTACAGATTTAGCTCTTTGTTTAGCTTGCGCCAGTTCATTTTTCTTCTCCAGTTGGTCTAGGGTCTTGTCGAGCCGCGTCAGCGCCCGTCTAGCTTGGTTGTACTGCTTGACAGCAATCTTGATCTGCGACTTGACGGCGCGTATTTTCTCTCGGGTCGTGTTCATGTCTTCTCCACAATGTCGTAGAACCAATCGTCGCCAGCAGACCACTTGCGCGTACCATCAACAGTCCAAAAGGTCTTGGCTGCTTGGAAGTCAGGGAACTTGACCTCGGCAGGGATCAGCGATTGGTCGTACCAAAGGCAACGGTTGTTGGGCTGCGTGGCAAACTGGCCGTTCTCCAACTGGATGAAGTTAAACGACTTGTGTTCCTCTGCCTGCTCGGTAAAGCCCGTGTCAGCGTCCATGCCGTCAGCGCAGAAGTCCACCGTGAACAGGTAGCGCCCGTGGTTCCACTGCTTGTCCTTGCCCAAGAACTTCACGCCTAGGTTACGCAGGCCGATCTTCTCGCACACGGTAAAGCGGTAGCCCATGCAATCCCACAGTTGCAACGTGTCAATGGGCAAGTCGCCGTGGTCTTCGCGCCAGACGTAGGCGCTGATCGGCAGCTTGTCGTACAGCGCCCCGTAGTTGGGCAGCAGCGACTCGATGCGGAACACTTGGCCGCGCAGCGCCTTGATGCTGACCCAGATAGCAGGCTCCAACTCGCCGTGGCCCTTGGTAAAGTTGTACAGGTACTCCCGGCGCACGAAGCACTTTAGAGGCGGCAGCGCCGCGATGATGTAACTCATTTCAGACTCTCCATTGCAATGTCACTGATCGCCCGCTTGTTGTGCAGCGCGTCCCATATCTTCTCGTCCACCGTTTGGTTGGACAGCATCACGTAGCACCAGACGGCGTGCTGCTGTCCTGATCGGTGCAGGCGCCCGTTGGCCTGCTCGAACAGTTCGAGCGACCAGGGCAGACTAAGCCAGACGATGTGGTGGCCTCCGTGCTGGAGGTTAAGTCCGTGGCCGGCAGACTTGGGGTGCAAGCATAGAAGGCGTACTCGTCCGGCGTTCCAGTCATCAATGCTGTCAACCGTTCGTGCGTGAGGGAAGCGTCGCTGTAGTTCATGTAGTTCCTCGATGAAGTTGTAAAAGACAATCGTGTTGGCCTGCTGGTTCTCGGCCAGCAGCTCGTCCAGCCGGTCGAACTTGTGGCGGCTGAACCAGACCGGCTCTGGCGTATATACAAACCCTGCGGCCATCTGCGAGAGCTTTTGCGTCACCACGGCGGCGTTGACTGCCACCGCAGTCGCGTCGGGAAAACGCGCCACAAAGTCCTTCTTCATGTCCTCGTAGGGCTTGCGGTCGGGCAAGTCCATCCGCACCTCGACCGTGTGCAGCGGCGGCAACTTGTCCTTGTACTCGCCAGGCTCCAGCACGAACGTAGCGGGCTTGATCCGCTCCATGACCAACTCCAGCGCCCCTGGGCGCGGCGCCCAGTCGTTGTGCTCGCGGTTGACAAGGTAGAAGTACTGCTGCTGGAACGCGCCCTTGCTGCGGCCCAGTAGCTTCTGATCGACGATCTTGCATTGCCCGAACACGTCCTCCAGCCCGTTGCTAGTGAACGAGCCGGTCAGCCCCCAACGGATTGGGCACTTGAGCACCTTTGCGAGTGCTTTAAACCGTGCTCCAGACGGGTTCTTTAAGCGCGTGAGTTCGTCAAACACCACGCCGTCGAAGATGTCAAGGTTCAACTCCGACAGCCATTGCAAGTTGTCGTAGTTGGTCACCATGACTTGGGTGTCGGCTGCGTAGGCCATCAGACGCTCTCGCGGCGTGCCAACGCAGACGGACATGCTCATGAACGGCGCCCACTTGGGCCGCTCTTGGGGCCAGACGCTGGTGGCGACTCGCAGAGGGGCGATGACGAGGAAGCGCTTGACGTGCCCCTCGTACAGCATGTCGTACATGGCTGTCAGCGTGATGGCTGTCTTGCCCGCGCCGACCGGCGCCAAGATCATGGCGCGGTCGTGCTCGAACAGGAAGTCAGCGGCTTTTTCTTGATAGGGTCGAAGGTTCATATTTGTCCATGTGTAAAGCCGCAAGCACTTGGCCTGCAAGGTTTACGCGCTCGACAGGTACGTCAACCGGCGTTGTGAAGATGTGATCCTTGTGGCGCCAAGACCGCGTGGTGCGCTCGACGCTGTACCAGGGCAGGGCGTAGCCCGCCGCGTAAGCGTCGTCAAAGCATTTCATTTTTCAAATTCCCAATAAATTTCTCTAGTTGTTCTTTGGTAAAAACGTATCGGGTTGTAAAAACTGGCGGGTCGATGCACCGCGATTCAATATCACCGCCAGCTTCTAACACTTTGACATCCAACTGGTATTTTTCATATGGCATTTCGCTGACAGTCATTCAACCACTCCTCAACATGTTCTTTGGACCACAGGCAGGCGTAGCGCTGGTTCATCCGCGCCATGTCAGACTGAAATATTTTTTGTAGCTCGGACAGCCGACCGCCTGGCGCTTTCAACTCGACGAACCATGTCTGGCCGTCGGGCAGGCACACCACGCGGTCGGCCACGCCCCTGTGCGCGGGGCTGGTGAACTTGTACGCCATGCCGCCAAGCGCTTTGACCTGCGTAACAAGGTGCTTCTCGATGGTGGACTCTTTCATGTCCTTGCTCTGATGGCATCGGCAACATCGCTTTCGTCAAGCAACCAGCCCGCGTTTTCATACCACTTTGCACACGCCTCACGCTCGGACTCACGCACTTGCCACTCCAACTCTTTCAGCAGGTCTTCGGTCGTGTCCCCGTGGCCGGTGGCGTAGCCTTGCGCAATCATCCATGAAGCCAGCTTGTTGCGCTCGGCAGCACGGGCGAGGGCGGCGAAGCGTTCAACGCAACCCATCAAGCCCTTGAAGTCATCAGGCCAAAATTTAGCAGATTGAAACCCAGCCTCCCGCGCCATTGCAATGGTGTCTTGTGTCATGTGTTCTCTCCTGTGATGCCGACAAGTTGATTCAGTTGCTCCAAGTTGGTAAAGAACACATTTCCGTCTTTGTGGACGATGCCGCCTGCTGCGCGGACTGCCTCGGCTGTCAGTGGCTGGCGCTGTGCTGCGGTGTCGATGTACCCCTGAATACGCTCTGCCACTCTGTTGATGAGTGGCTGATAATCGCTGCTGCAACCACAGTCCGATAAGATCATTTCAGCCAGCCCGAAAACGCTGGATGAAGGGCCGCAGTGGACAGGCTGCACACGGTCACAGTGCGCCAGCCTCTTGTTCAAGGAGGTAATAGCGGCCTCTAATTTAGGGTCTTTTGGTTCTCCCAAACCCACACGCCACCATTTTTTATATGTCAGCGCATCCAGCGCCTGCTGCATCAGTTCTCGGTCAGTCATTTCTCAATCCTCAAAAAATAGCCACAGCGGGCGCACTTGTAAAGCGGCTGGCCGGTGACGGCAAGCCATTGGTGTTGGCAGTTGGTCATGCGATCACCTGTTGCAGCGCGTCGATCAGTTCTTTGGCCTGCTCTTTGGTCATGACGGTGAACATAGAGCCGCTTCTTGTCGCCAGCGACAGCCAAACGGCGTCTTCGCCGAAATCCTCTGTGAACACACGGTCGTTGTCGCGGGTGTTGATTGTGAAAGACATATCTGTACTCCAGTTGATTGATTGGGCGTCCATCATAGCCAGTCAAAAACTTTTGTGCAACTATTTTTTCTGTGCTAGGATAGGCTCCTCATCAATCAACTGGAGTACAGATATGAAGTTAACTTTGACA